TTCCCTGACTAAATGGATGATGCAGCGATTTGTTATTATACCTATATCATCGTGTCTTCCAAAGTTTGCAAACGAACACACAAAGTTATTTGTAAATGGGAAATGGATTGGATTGGTTGAAAATCCACTCAAAATGGTGGACATTTTACGATTGTATAAACGAAATGGCATTATTCCTTTTCACACGAGTATCCGTTTTAATTACAAGGATAATGAAATAACTATCTATACCGATGGTGGGCGCATGACACGACCTATGTATTATATTGACAGTGCGTTGGGTGCAAGTTATTTGCGAGCAATTCCTCAACGGGTAAGCAGCAAAAAACATAAGCCTTCTGATTTAGAAAGTTTATCTTCCAGAATTAACTGGGAACACATTGTTTCAGGAAATGCCGTTAAAAAAACAAGCAACTTTAACCCATTCCATAATAATATTTATGAAAATGCATTAATAGGATTAGACGCACAAGATGACGAGTCCCTTATTAGTCAGTTAAGCGAAAGTGCGTCTATTGTAGATTACGTAGATGTCATGGAAGAAGAATCCGCATTAATTGCTTTCAAATTATCAGATGTAGGTAAATACCATACACATATTGAAATTGACCAATCTCTTATTTTAGGAGTGCTTGGAAATAGTATCATTTATCCAGAACACAACCCAGTCGCAAGAGGAACATTTTCGTGTGGACAAAGCAAACAGGCGGTTTCCGTGTATCACACAAATTATCAAATGCGATTAGATAAAATGAGTGTAGTATTGCAGTATGGGCAAACACCCGTGTTAAAATCTAGGTATTTGGAATTAATAAATAACGAACAGCATCCATATGGGGTAAATACTATTGTAGCAATTATGTGCTATACCGGATACAATGTGGAAGACGCAATCTTAATTAACCAAGGTGCAATTGAAAGAGGATTATTCCGTACCACCTACTACACATTATACGAATCAAAAGAAGACATCAGTGTCTCAGATGAGGTTACAACTAAAACTACCTTTTCTGATTTTAAGTTAGGGGACGTTGCAACTGCTCCTGGGTATGATTATAGTTATTTAGATAAAAACGGCGTGGTTATTGAAAATACAGAAATCAATGATAAAATTGTTATGATTGGTGCAATTAAAACAACCTCCGGTTCAGATGAAATGTCCAATGAATCTGTATTTACTAAGAAGGGGCAACTTGGCAGGGTTGATAAAACATTCATAACAGAAGATGAAAATGGGGTCCGATTAGCAAAAATACGAGTTCGGGAAGAAAGGACTCCGGCGATAGGAGATAAGATGGCAAGTCGTGCTGGTCAAAAGGGCACCATTGGGCTTATCATTCCAGAAAAGGACATGCCTTACGCAGATGATGGAACTAGACCCGACATTATTATCAACCCGCATGCAATTCCGTCGCGTATGACTATTGGACAATTGATTGAAACCATGTTTGGAAAAGCATGCCTTGCAAACGGAGCATTTGGAGATTGTACTGCATTTTCTACAAATGGCCCGAACAATGAATTATACGGCCAGTTGCTCACCGATGCAGGCTTTCATTCAAGCGGAAATCAACTATTATATAGCGGCATTAATGGAGAACAAATTGAGTCAAACATATTTATTGGACCAACCTACTATATGCGTTTAAAACACATGGTAAAGGATAAAATAAATTACCGCAGCAATGATGGACCAAATACGATGATGACGCGACAACCCGTCCAAGGTCGCGCGAATGACGGTGGTCTACGAATTGGTGAGATGGAGCGCGATGCAATCATGTCTCATGGAATGACTAGTTTTTTATCAGACTCTTTTTTAAAGCGCGCAGATGAGTATTACATGGCAGTCTGCAATAAAACGGGTATGATTGCAGTATATAATCCGGAAGCGGACATCTTTTTTAGCCCTGCCATTGATGGTCCTGGGAAATTTGGAGAAATTAATGGAGAGCCAATTCGGCAAATAAGTCGGTTTGGAAGGTCGTTCAGTTTAGTTCGGGTGCCATACTCTTTCAAACTATTAATTCAAGAATTGCAAGTAATCAATGTTCAAATGCGAATTATCACCGATGATAATGTAGAGCAACTTCTACATATGTCTCAATCTGACAATATTAATAAATTATTAGATGTTCCAACTAACACAACCGAAGATTTCAAACTTATGACGCAGGCATATTCAAAGATTAGATATAAGAAACAAACAAACCAAATGATGGCTCCTCAAATTAGAGAAAAAATGGAAGAACTTGCGGCAGATGCATTAGTTGCGCCTGTTAAAGAATTTAGAGGTAGAGAGAAAGCATTAGAAAAGGAAAAGGAAGAGGAAGGGGAAGAACTGAACGAAAAAGGAGAAGAGACTGCATTAATCAAAACATTGCCATCTTGGGCTACCAACATACCTAAATTGGCTGAACAAAAAATACATGTCCTTGCTAAATGGGAGGACGAAGATGTGCCAAATTATCAATGGAATTATGGGGAACAAGTTCAAGAACAAAAAGAACAAGAACAACCGCAACAACAAGAACAAGAACAACAACAACAACTGCAAGAACAACCACAACAACAAATTTCTCCTGGATATGCTCCCTCTTTAGATTCTCCTGGATACGCTCCCTCTTTAGATTCTCCTGGATACGCCCCCTCTTTAGATAAATCCATACAACCAATTCTCTCTCCAGAAACACCCATCCAATCTCCCCCGCCATTGCCAAGTGGATGGAGTCAACACACAAGTAAAAAGGGAATTCCTTATTACTTCAATGAAAAAACCGGCGAATCTGTATGGAATTTATCAGATATACCAATAGAAACCCAAACCATTTTAACGGAAGTAGAAGAAGAACCAACCCAGGAAGAAAAGAAAGCAACGGAAACAGCAAATGAAACTAAGAAAATAAATATGTAAATAAAATTGAAATAATAAAGACTTTTATTGTCATATTATTATACTATCAAAAATGATTTCTAGCAGTTTAATATCATCCATTTACAAATCAAGAAAAACAATTATTGATTTGTTGCATCGGCAAGGATACAACGTCGGAGACTATGAACACTTTAGCATGAATGAAGTTAACACTATGACACAGAGCAAACAATTGGATATGTTGGTTGAAAGGCCTCCTGTCGGAGAGGCACCCTCCTTGAAGGTGTATGTTCGTTATTATTTAGGGACTTCTCTAAAACAACAAACGGTCCAAGAATTGATTGATGACCTCTTTAATTTAGAAGAAGTGCTTACAAAGCGGGACATTCTTTACATTATCGTGAAGGAAGAGATGAATGAAACATTGACCAATTTACTAAAACATATTTGGGAACAAGATGGAATTCTAATTGTGGTGCAAAGTTTGAAGCGTCTTCAGTTTAATGTATTAGAACATTCGCTCGTTCCCCCACATCGCATTTTAGATATGTCCGAGACGGAACAAGTTAAAAAGAAATACAATCTCTCTGATGTTATGATGTTGCCAGAAATGTCTCGGTTTGACCCGGTTGCACAGGTGTTATTTATTCGGCCAGGCGAGGTGGTTGAAATTAGGAGACCAAGCAAAACGGCGATTGAGTCATTGTATTATAGGGTTTGCGTGTAGGTAAATTTTAGGACTGTAATATATGACAGACTTAACATTGGGAGATATTAAAAATTATTTAAAAACAGCCAGAGATGCACTCGGCAACCAACAAGCCCTATGCCAGGACAATGTAATTAGAACCACTCACACCATCCAAGATGTTGATGATTTTTTATTAGCCGAAGCAGAAAAATCAAGTAAATACAACACATCTAGCACAACGAAGGACAACTTTTTAGAGTTGTATAATGAACAATATAGTAGAAATATGGAAGCATTTGTTGGAATTCTTATCATTGGGGCAATTTTAGCAAAGATGATGTTTTATCCAACAAAAGTTTAGTAAAATATTATCCCCTGTTATAGTAATAAATGGTGAATATGCAAACAATTAATGCAATGAATGCAGACCAGACATTAATCATGGTAAGAGAAAGACATCTTTTCTTTTTTTGGATTGCGCTTACGATTGGGGTCGGCACATTTGCTTTCTCCAAACTGTCCAAATAAGAAGAAATAAGAATCCATCACAAATAAAAATATAAAATATAAATTTATATTATTATGTCAGATATATTTAGTTTAAATGGTTGTTATTTAACAACACAAGAGTCTTCGCCTTTTACTGGATGTGATAGTGGCCAATTAAAAATTGCAAAAGACTTAACTAGTAGTCCTAATATTGTTGTAAATGCTAATGGAGTATACAGTGTTTCTAGCCAGAATGATGCAAACCTCATTAAAACTGACCTTTCCATTCTTGAAGCAACCGCTAATAAAGAAGCGGCGGCATTAACCGAAAAAAACTCAAAGCGTTCCGTTCAAATCAATACTTACTATGCAAAGAAGCACGATGCCCAAAACTACATATTAAAAGTTATTTACATTATGGTTTTAGTGGTGGCAATAATGTGGGCAGTCCAAACATATACGGATATTCTTCCTGATTGGTTTTTTACTGCCGGGATGTCTATTACAATCGGAGTATGCAGCATTATTATTATTTTCAAATCACTTGACATTACAAATAGAAGCAAATTTGATTATGACCAGAAAATAACTACCATGAAAAATCTACCTCCATTAGGAACACAAGATTCGCCGTATACTCCATCAGAACAAACGGGCGCACAATCAAATGCATACAATCGTTTCGGAAAGAACTGTCAAAATGGAGAGTGTTGTCCTAAGTTTTTTTCATTTAACCCATCTTTAGGATACTGTTCCTTTCAGCCATTTTCATTATCATAAATCCATCATTTGTTAGATTTGTTAGATTACACTAATTCAATATATTATTGTGAACATAACAACTGTATCATGATAATACAATAAAATATCTATAGATTGTATGTCTCCATTTATTAAAATAAATTGTCCTCCTGGTAGTATTATATCTAAACAAAATATAGAAGATATAACTGCAAAGTATAATTATGTATCTGAACTAACAACCACTAACAACCAAGATACAGATACAGATACAAATACATTGAACAGAAAGAGTTTTTATGAATCCAAACAATATTTGGACTTGTTGATTTGGAATTACTGGATTGTTGGACTGTATTATGTATTTGCAATTACACTCATAGTTATTTTATTTGTTTCAGACAATCAATTTCAACTAACAAACAATCAAAAAGGGCTGGCAACCGTGATTTTACTTGTGTACCCATACGCCATTCATTATTTTATCGGGCCTATTAAGTGGGTATATAATTACCTTGTTAATTTCATGCCGAATAACATATACAATAATATATAAAAAAAGATTGATTTATCCAATGTTGGTTTGATTACATATCGCCATCTCCTTCTGTCATATTCTCGTTCAATCTGATTCCAATCCACCCCTTTACA